CAGTCAGTTGTACGACGCACTTTTTGCCGAACTGAAGCGCTGGGTCAAAGAATTACCCGACGCGCTTAATCAGCTGCTCGAAGTTAAGTCAGAACGTATCGAGCTCAAGTCGTCGCCAACCGAGGCGTTTATCTCTGCCAGAACAAGCCGTGCGGAGCAACCAGAGGCGCTACAAGGTGTTCACTCAGACAATGTGATGCTAGTGGGTGACGAAGCGTCTGGTATCCCTGAGAAAGTGTTTGAGGCTGCGGCTGGCTCGATGTCAGGTCATAACGCAACCACGATTCTGTTGGGGAATCCCGTACGCAATAGCGGGTTCTTTTATGACACTCACAACCGTTTGAAGGGTGAATGGTGGACGGCTCGAGTATCGTGTGCGGATAGCCCCCGGGTGTCAGCTGCGTACATTGCTGAAATGGCCAGTCGGTATGGTGAGGAAAGTAACGCGTTTCGCATTCGTGTGCTTGGTGAGTTCCCGGCCAGCGACGACGATACGATTATCCCGATGGAGCTTTTGGAAGCCGCACAGCACCGAGACGTTGCGCCATCTAAAACGGCCCGGGCGGTGTGGGGTCTTGACGTTGCGCGGTTTGGTTCTGACAGTTCGACATTGTGTAAGCGCAGCGGAAACGCTGTAACGGAATCGATTAGACGCTGGCGCAATCTAGATTTGATGCAGTTGTGCGGCGCAGTAGTTTCAGAGTTTGAGGCGCTGCCAGTTGAAGAACGGCCAATTGAGATACTGGTAGACTCGATTGGTTTAGGTGCCGGTGTTGTTGACCGGCTGCGGGAACTTAACCTGCCAGCTCGAGGAATAAACGTCAGTGAGTCCCCGGCGTTAGGCCAGACCTATCGAAACTTACGCGCCGAGCTTTGGCATAAAGCGAAGGCGTGGCTTGAGGCCCGAGACTGCAAACTACCAAAAGACGAAGACCTAATTTCCGAGCTCGCAACGGTGCGGTATAAGTTTACGAGCAACGGCAAGCTGCAGGTCGAGAGCAAAGACGAAATTAGAAAGCGCGGCCTGTCGAGCCCGGACAAAGCCGACTCGTTTGTTCTGACGTTTGCAAGTGATGCGGCAACGGTTCAGTACGGCTCTAGTTATCAATCTCAATGGGCGCAGCCTATCAAACGAAACATTCCAAGGTTGGTTTAGGCACTATCGGGATGCCGTGACTTGCGGCTCATCATGTTAGAATATGCGTGGGAAATACTACATATAGTGTTTTTTCACGTTAACTGACAGGGCGCAGCGCGCGAGAAACTAAATTGGCCGAGATTGAAGACGAAATTTTAGAAATTGCTGACGACCTTTTAGAAGACGATCAGCCCGTAGACGACACAGACGAGAAGCTACAAGCCGCTGTGTCGGCTGAGTTGGGCGACGCTATTGATTATGTAGACGACATTATTTCGCCAGAACGTGCCGAGGCCACCAAGTACTACAAGGGTGAAAAGTTCGGCAACGAAATAGAGGGCGCGAGCGAGTATGTATCAACAGACGTTCGCGATGTCGCGCTTGGCATATTGCCAAATCTGATGCGCATTTTTTGTGGAGCAGAGAGAGTTGCTGAATTTATCCCAGTTGGCCCAGAGGATGTGGAACCGGCTGCGCAAGCTAGTGACGTCGTTCATCACATTTTTGAAAAAGAAAATCGCGGATTTACGACACTTTATAACGTCTTTAAAGACGCGCTAGTACGCAAGACCGGTATTGTTAAATGGTGGTCTGAAGAAATAAGAGAGACGACCGAGTACGAATACAGTGGGTTAGGCGAAGCCGAATTTGCGCTATTGTCGCAAGACCCCGACGTCGAAGTTTTGGAAATGGAAGTTCAGCAGGACTCCGATCCAAACGACCCAATGGGCATGATGATGATGCCAGCGGTTTACGAGTGCCGCATTCGACGAACAACAAAACGTCGCAAGTATTGCGTCGACGCTGTACCACCGGAGGAGTTCTTAATCGACAGACGAGCTCGCAACGAAGACAACGCGAGTTTGGTTGCGCATCGACAGGTGCTGCCTGTTTCGAGATTGGTCGAGATGGGTTACGACTTTGAGATGGTCAAAGAGCACGCGATGAGCGGCGAAGACGTTCTCGAAATAAACGACGAACGTTATCAAAGAAACCCAGACGAAACTATTTTCACAAACTCTCGAGCTGATACAGCTGCCCAAAAGGTTCTGTATATCCAAGCGTACATTCGTTACGACCGTGACGGTGATGGTATCGCCGAGCTGCTGAAAGTTTGTTGTTTAGGAAGCGCGCACAAAGTTGTGTCTGTTGAGGGCGTTGACGAAGTGCCGTTTGCAATGTTCTGCCCTGACCCAGAACCACATACCGCGATTGGTCTTTCTGAGGCCGACAAGGTTATGGATTTGCAGCGAAGCAAATCACAAATAATGCGCGATATGTTTGATTCACTTGCGCAATCGATCCGACCTCGTATGGGTGTCGTTGAAGGTCAAGTGAATATGTCAGACGTTTTGAATAACGAGACCGGCTCTCCGATTAGGATGCGAGCGCCGGGTATGGTTACGCCGTTCTCGCAACCGTTTGTTGGACAAGCTGCGTTCCCGGTCTTGCAATACCTTGACGACGTCAAAGAGACGCGCACGGGTGTTACAAAGGCCAGCATGGGCCTAAACGCAGACGCTCTTCAAAGTTCAACCAAGGCTGCAGTCGCAGCAACCATCTCAGGGGCGCAAGGCCGCATAGAGTTGATTGCTCGCATCTTTGCCGAAACGGGACTACGGCGAATGTTTCGGGGTATTCTGCGGATGCTGATTCAGCATCAAGATCAACCAATGTTGCTGCGGCTGCGCAATAAGTTTGTATCGGTTGACCCGCGAGTTTGGAATGCTGACATGGACGTTGAGGTTAACGTTGCGCTGTCTGCTACCAGCAATGAAGAAAAGTTAGCAGCGCTAACTGAAATTAACGCCAAGCAAGAAAAGGCGTTGTTGTCACTTGGGTTTAATAACCCGCTCGTAACTCTGAAACAGTACCGCGACACTCTAGGAAAAATTATTGAACTGGCCGGGTTTAAAGACACGTCTATGTTCTTTAACGAGGTCGCGCCTGATTGGATGCCGCCTCAGACACCACCAAAACCCACTCCCGAAGAAATGTTGGCACAGGTTCAGGCGCAATCCATTCAGGCCGACGTCATGAAAAAACAAGCCGACATCGCTCTCGAGCGGGAAAAGATGATGCGCGAGGATGACCGAGCCCGAGACAAACTTGAGGCTGACGCGATGCTCAAAGCAGCCGAGATACAAGCAAAGTATGGAACCGAAGTCGACGTTGCACACATTCACGCAATGATGGAACGAGACAGAGAAGCAATTAAACAACAGGGAGCTGTTACGCAGGCAGCTGTGCAGCCGCCTACACCGCAACAGCCACTTAACTGATGAGTACAAAAGGAATTATAGACGGAGAGCGCGCTAAAGCATTACTCGAAGACGAACTGCTAGTAAGAGCGCTTGAAGATATTGAGTTTAGTTACCTTAAACAATGGAAAGAGACATTGTTTAAAGAAACTGAACTACGCGAAAAACTTTGGTTGGCTACTAAAACAGTCGACGAGTTTCGCGCAAGGTTACAGGCAACAATCGATGGCGGTGCTATCGATGCCGCTAACATTGAACGTAAAAAACGTTCGGAAAAATAGTTTTTTTTAACAAGAGAAACATTAAAATTATGAGCGAAGCAAATACCGATACTGGAATCACCTCCACCGGTAACACACTAAATAACATTGAAGATACAACAAATGCTTTTGCTGCATTTCTGTCCGGCGAAGAGCCGGGAAACCGGGAAGACAGCGAGGCGCAGGCCGATGAGGCCATTGAGGTCGAAGCTGAAGCGGAAGAAAGCGAGGAATTAGAAGCCGAAGCGGAAACCGATCTTGACGATGAAGTTGATGATCGTGAAGAGGAAGTCGATTCACCGGTTTACACCGTTAAAGTTGACGGTGAAGAAATCGAAGTGCCGATCGATGAACTCTTAAACGGTTACAGCCGAACTCAAGATTACACTCGCAAGACTCAAAAACTGGCCGAGGAGCGTAAAGCTGCGATGGCTGAGATTGATAATGTGAGGCAAGAGCGTGCACAGTATTCGCAACTGTTAGACGTGATGAGGCAGCAAATTGAGGGTAACCAAGCTAATCAAGTTGACTGGGATAGACTGCGCAGTGAAGACCCAATCGAGTATTCGGTTCAGTGGGCAGAACACCAACGCCAGCAAGAACGTTTGCAGGCGGTCAGAGCAGAGCAGCAAAGGTTAGCCGAAATTCAACAGCAGGAACAGTTAGCACAAGTTGAGCAGACGGTTCAAAAGGAAAGAGAGTTGCTGGTTCAGGCTATACCTGAATGGTCGAAAGCCGAAACGGCACAATCCGAAAAAGCCGGAATCCGAGATTTTGCAAAACGTGTCGGATTCACAGAACAAGAAGTAGCAAGCATTGTTGACCACCGAGCGGTCGTTATGCTGCGAAACGCGTATCTGTACGACAAACTTATGTCTAACAAAGGACAGGTAAAACCTGTTCAAAAATCTGCTTCTCCGGTTATGAGACCGGGGTCTGCCAACACCGCGCCTAAACCGTCCAGCGACCTGTCCAAAGCTAAACAGCGACTCGCAAAAACTGGTTCGCTGCAAGACGCAGCAGCCGCTTTTAGTCTTCTTTTAGAGAAAGGTTAGTCATGGCAAAGGTAACAAACGCATTTGATACATATACCGCGAAAGGTAATCGAGAAGACCTCTCGAATATGATCTACAACATCGACCCCTTCGACACACCCGGGGTTAGCGCAATCGGCAGAAGCAACGTCAGCAACACTGTTTTTGATTGGCAGACAGAAAGTCTTCCATCAGTAAGCACGACAGCTGAACTTGAAGGTTTTGAGCTTTCACGATCTGCTTCTACGCCAACGGTTAGACAGTCAAACATCTGTCAAATCATGAAGCGTGACGCAACTGTTTCAGGCTCACAGCAGGGCATGAACTCAGCTGGCCGCGCTAACGAGATGGCGCACCAAATGGCATTGTCAGCAAAAGCGCTTAAGCGTGATGTTGAGAAAGTTATTTTTGGTACAAACGCTGGTAAAACTGCTGGAGATGCAACGACAGCAAGAACAACTCGAACAGTTGAGTCTTGGTTGTCTACAAACTCTAACAGAGGTACTGGTGGTGCTGATGCTGCATCTGAAACAGCTGGCGCAACAGACGGTACACAGCGTGACCTTACAGAAACTTTGTTGAAGAACACTCTTCAGACTTGTTACACGAACGGCGCAGAGCCAACAATGCTCATGGTCGGCCCGGTTAACAAAGTTGTTGTTTCTGGATTTACCGGTCGTTCATCTGCACGTCAAAACATTGCAGCTGACACCGTTCAACAGTCAGTTACGGTTTACGCATCTGACTTTGGTGAAATCAAAGTGATTCCTTCACGATGGATTCGTGAGCGAACAGCTCTACTTCTCGATCCAAACTTTGCTGCTGTTGCATACTTCCGCAACTTCCAGCGTAAGCCAATCGCAGATATCGGTGATGCAAAAACCGAAATGCTGATTGTTGAGTTTGGCCTCGAGATGAAGAACGAAGCTGCTCACGGCGTTATCGCTGACTTGAACACTTAATAAGTGACACGGGGCTGGGGAGACTCAGCCCCCTTTTATAAATGGCAGACAAAACACTTTTAGACAAAACAGATTTAATCGAGCGAACAGTTCAAACAGAGAATTCGTCGCCAGAGCAAGTACGAGTTGTAACCGAACAAGACGTTGACCCGGTCATCACTTATGCGCGTGAAATGTCCGACCAAACGTTTAGTGACGACATGAAACCAGTGGCCGAAATACCGATGGTGATTGTTGAAAAGATGATGCAAGACGGATCGTGGGGTGACCCAGCCGCAATGAAGAAATGGCTGAATGACCCGGCGAATAGAGTGTTCAGAATTTGGCAAGGAAAAGTCTAAGTGGCTATTACAAACTTCAGTGAATTGAAAAGCGCAATTGCCGACACACTAAATCGTTCTGATTTGACGTCGGTCATTCCGCATTTCATTACACTGGCTGAAGCCAACTTCAACCGTAATTTGAGAACCCGGCAAATGATTGCGAGATCAGATGCTTCAATTGATTCTCAGTACACAGCTTTGCCAAGTGATTTTGAAGAAATGCGTTCGTTTTATTTAAAGACGAACCCAGTAACAGAATTAAAGTTTTTACCGATCGAAGATATGCAGCGCATGAAGTCGGATTATTTAGAAAGTGTAACCGGCAAGCCAAAATACTTTTCGATCATTGGCGACACGGTTGAGATGCTGCCTTCGCCTGATGGCGCATACACCGCCGAGCTAATTTATCACGCAAAGATTCCAGTTTTGTCAGACTCAAATACGACGAACTGGTTATTGACAAGTTACCCCGACGCATACCTTTACGGGTCTTTGATTCATAGCGCGCCGTATCTTAAAGACGACGCACGAATTAGTTTGTGGGATCAACTTTTAACTAACGTAGTTTTATCAATCAATTTGGCAAACGAGCGCGCCGAATTTTCTGGCGGTGTTTTAAGAGCGCGAGTTAATAGGAGTTATTAAAAATGGCGGGTTCGTATTCCGATTATCTTGAAGACAAAATACTGAAGCACGTTTTCACAAACACGGCGTACACATCGCCGTCAGCTGTTTACGTTGCACTCTTTACTGTCGCGCCGGATGATACCGGTGGTGGTACTGAGGTAAGCACTAGCGGCACTGCGTATGTACGCAAGGCAGCAACATTCTCCGTATCGGGAACAGCGACAACGGCGTCTAACAGCGCTGTAGTTGAGTTTGATACAGCGACAGCGAGTTGGGGAACGATTGTAGCTTTTGGAATTTATGATGCGTCGAGTGCAGGCAATTTGTTGTGCTGGGCCGACCTAACGACAAGTAGAGCAATTGATAGCGGCGACATCGCACGCTTCCCGGTTGATAGTTTAACGATTACGCAGACTTAATAAATGGCGAGCGGCGATTACGGTTATCTATATTACGGACGAGGTAAGTTTGGATTAAGTAGTTATCCTGAACTTGCGGGTGCTGTTGTAGCGACCAGCGCTGTTACAGGTGAAGCTCAAAAAATAGTAACGCTTGCAGCTGCGGTAAATGCCTCAGTTAGCATTAGCGCAGAAGCAGGACGAATTAGAACGACTGCAGCTGAAGTAACTGCAACGTCGAGTGTTAGCGCAGCTGCTACACGATTAAGAAACATTGCTGGTGAAGTAGACGCGTCGGTCAGCATTACCGCTGACCTAACAAGAATCGAGCCATCGGTTGTTCTGCTTTACAGTTACGCTTGTAAGTCGACGTCGTCCATATCGGGCGACGCCATTAGAGGAGTCGGATTATTTGGTGATGTCGTTTCGGCATCTCAGGTAAGCGCTAAATGGATGCCCTATCAACGAAACGCGGTTTCGTGGAGTGAGCAAGACACAGGTTCAGAAACTTGGACAAAACAAACTGTTTCAGAGGAAATTTGGCAAGAAGCCGCTTAAAGGAAAAATATGGCTGATACTACAACAACCAATTTGGGATTAACTAAACCGGAGGTCGGTGCAAGTACCGACAGCTGGGGTACAAAACTTAATTCTGATTTAGATTCGCTCGACGGTCTTTTTAACGCCGCCGGTGACGGAACGTCTGTTGGTCTAAACGTTGGCAGTGGCAAAACGCTAACGGTTGCTGGGTCACTCGATCTTAGTGGCGACCAAGTACAAGTTTCAGAGGGTGGCACAGGCGCTACAACGGCCGCAGCTGCTCTTGTAAACCTAGACGAACGAACCGGTGCTACCGGGTCGCTAAAATTACCTGTTGGAACGACAGCGCAGCGAGACGGTTCGCCGTCCGCAGGTTTTATGCGCTGGAACAGCGACGACGACACCGCCGAAGTTTATTCCGGCACAGCGTGGGGCGCTGTTGGCGGCGGCGCTACAGGTTCATCTGGCGACCAAGTGTTTGTCGAAAACGACAACACGGTTAACAACAGTTACACCATCGCCACAGATAGAAACGCGATGTCTACCGGGCCGGTTACGATCGCAACAGGCGTGACGGTCACAATTCCAACTGGCTCTCGATGGGTGGTGATTTAAATGAGTATAACGATAAATGGATCAGGAACAATAACTGGGGTCAGTGTTGGTGGGCTACCAGACGGGGTTGTCGACGAAGGTACACTCGCTGCTGACTCCGTAACCGACGCTAAACTCAGTCTTGCAGCAAACGATGCCGAAATTAAAACGGCGCTAAATGCAACTGGGTCGGCCCCAATTTATGCGGTTAGAGCTTGGGTAAATTTTGATGGAAGCACAAACACTGGTGGCAGCTGTACTGTTAGGGCTTCAGGAAATGTAAGCAGTGTTACAGATAACGGTACTGCGAATTACACAATAAATTTTGCTAGTGCTTTACCAGACGCAAATTACACTTGCGCGAGTATGCAAGGACATAACACGGCTGCTGGCGCAGCTCGAGCTGTTGTATACGACCAAGACAATACAAAATCAACGACCGCGCTGCAAATTAGAACGGTGTTTGATTGGGTGAACTATTACGATTTAAATGAAGTTTATGTCGCAATCATTCGATAAAAAAACATCAAGTAAAATTTTAGTTAGGAGACAATTCTAATGTCGAGAGTGGCTATATCAGGAGACGCAAGCGGAACAGGTACGCTGACGATTGCCGCTCCCAATACAAATACCGACCGAACGCTGACGCTTCCAGACGAGGCAGGCACGATTATAACTAGCGGCAGTAGTACGGCTGTATTTCCGGCAGGTAGTGTAATCAATGTTGAAACCTCAACTATTACAACAAACTCAACTCGGTCAAGTGCTACAGGATTTGCAGACGACTTAGTTTTTGATAGTTACACTCCAGTTAAAAGTAGCAGCACTGTTCATATTATAGGAAGTGCGTATTTTGACGGTGGTAATAACACTTATTGTTATATGAGATGGTTAGTAAACGGTTCTACTTATGGCACAACAGGAAGCATTAGCACCGGAACATCTATGGCATTTTATAGTGCCACTACTTTAAACAATCTTGGTGGTTTACCTACTCCGTTACAGACAAGTGTTGCAAACACTGACGGTTCAGATATTTCAGTTAAGTGTCAGGCATACGTTAGTAGCGGTACTTTGTATATTTTACGGACTCCAAATCTTTCTGCTATGCCTGCCGCTGTTACTTACATCGAGGTTGCATAATTATGACTCCATTTAAAGACGAAGCAATTTACGAGCTGTACCCAAACGCAGAACGGGTCATTGGTGGCGTAACCGTTTTAGATTCTGACGGTAACGAAATATCGATTGATGAGTCTTTGGTCAACGCAAAGATGGCCGAAATGCAAGCTGCTTATGACGCGCAAAATTACGCGCGAAACAGAGCACTTGAGTACCCACCAATTGGTGACCAGCTAGACGACTTGTTTAAGCAAGGCGCGTTTTCATCAGACATGGCGGCAAAGCTGCAAGCCGTTAAAGACAAATATCCTAAAAGTTAAATTGGAATAAATTATGGACAAGCGAATTATTTATCCAACAGACGAAGGTGGTGTAGCGGTTATTGTTCCCGCGCCTGAATGCGGTTTAACTATTGAACAAATCGCCGAAAAAGATGTACCCGCCGGAAAGCAATATCAAATTGTTGACGTTGCTGACATTCCTTCCGATCGAACCTTTCGTAACGCGTGGGAGTACAACTAATGCCTATTAGCGTGAATTTAAGTAAGGCAAAAAACATTGCGCACGACATTCGTCGAGCCAAACGAGCTGAAGAGTTTGCGCCTCACGATGAAATTATTTCAAAGCAAATACCGGGCGCCGACGCGACTGCAGCTGAAGCCGCGCGAGCTGCAATTAGAACTAAGTACGAGCAAGTTCAAAACGACATCGATTCCGCGCCGGGTGTGAACGAAGTTAAATTTGTTTTGGACAATTTGTAACTGTTAGCACTTTGGAGAAACAATAATGAGCGGAACGATAAATGTAGGTAGCATCGAACTAGAGGACAGCGGGTTTACGCAAACAGTTAGCCCACCGACTCTAACTGCTGACCGGGCGCTAACTTTGCCAGATGCTGCGGGCACGATTGATAGGCTCGAGAGATCAGGAAACGTATTGCAAGTTGTTCAAACAGTTAAAACGGACACTTTTAGTACGAACAGTACAACGGCGGTTGATATTACTGGAATGACTGCTTCTATAACGCCAAGTAGCACTTCAAGCAAAATTTTAGTTAACGTTGCGCTGAATTATGGCGGCGACGATTACAATTATCATTGTAAATTGTTTAGAGATAGTACTGAGTTAGCTGTTCCAGTAAGTGGAAACAATCCGTCAACCGCAACTCTTAGCGGCGTTTATCACGCTAATGCGTGGCTAGTTTATAACGCAAATATTTGTTACCTAGATTCACCGAGCAGTACGTCATCTTTAACTTACAAATTGCAAATAAGGTCACAATCAACGTCTGGGTATTTTCGTTTAAATAGAAGTGATCGAGATGGCGCAAACGATGGTGTTTGTAGTTCATCAATTACATTAATGGAGATAGCCGGATGAACCATAAAGCTGTATTTGCACTATACCCTAACGTTGTTACCGTTGATGACGGCGCAGGTGCAATTGACGCCAACGGTAACGCGGTTGCAATAGATATTAACGCCGTAAACGCGTGGGTTGATCCAGACGCATACAAGTTTAGTAGGGCATCAGAGTACCCACCAATTGGTGACCAGTTAGATGCCTTGTTTCATGCTGGAGTTTTCCCCGCAGACATGGCAGCGCAAATTCAAGCGGTCAAAGACAAGTACCCAAAGTCGTAAATGGCTAAGGTTAAGTTTTCTGAACACATAAAGCCGTTACCTAAAAGGACTAAGCTGACAAAAGCTCAACGTAAACGGAGAACTAAAAAACCAAACGCGAAAAAGCAATTATTTAAATGAACAAGATTGACGCCACTAAAGTAATAACCAGCATGATGCCGCTTTTTTTGGCAGCGCTGTGGTGGGTCATTTCATCGATAAACGACATACACACTGAGATAGGACAAATAAAATCATCGCTTGCAGTTTTGATCACTCCGACGGGCGAAATTATTCCTTCACCCGGAAATCAGTTTGCGAGGCTGGCATTAAAAGAAGAAATGCTAAACGAGATTAACGACTTAAAAATTAGGGTTAAGTTGTTGGAGAGCACCCCGTGAACGAAATCAATCCAAAAGAATTTGGCGCATTACAAGCCGACGTAAGGACTCTAACCAGTGAGATACATTTGCTGCGTAAAGAAATGTCAGATGTTAACGCGATGCTAAATCAAGGCAAGGGTGGTTTGTACATCGCATTGTTTGCAGCCGGAGCTCTTGGTTCTGCTATTACGTTTTTAATAAGGAAGATGTTTGGCGGCTAAAAGCAAGTACGCTGAATATAACAGGGCTTATTATGAGGCCAACAAAGAAAAGATTAAACGAGCTGCAGCAAAGCGTCGAAACGAAATTAGAGCTTGGTGGAAACAATTTAAACGAACGCTGGTTTGCCAGCATTGTGGTGAAGATGCACCGGAATGTATCGACTTACACCACATTAATGATTCTAAAAATGACCGCACAGACAGTGCGTATAAATGGGTTAGGAACGCGCGTAGCAAGGAATGGATTTTAAATGAGGTAAAGACTAACTGCATTCCTTTGTGTGCTAATTGCCACAGAAAAGAGCACGCAAAGGAATACAGTTAAGAAAGGGGCATAAATGATTGAAACAATTTTTGGTGGGGTGTTTGGAGGCGTACTTCGACTAGCGCCAGAAGTGTTTAAATTTTTTGACTCTAAAAACGCGCGCAATCACGAACTCGCGATGGTTCAAGCCGAAATGGATTTCGCCAAAGTTAAAGGTGAAATCGCGATGAAGCAGACCGAGGCGACGATGTCGATTGCCGAACTGGACGCTATGAAAGAGGCGTTCAAAGAGCAGGCCGCGACAGCTGGCAGGTCATACAAGTGGGTTGCGGCGATATCGGGTCTTGTACGGCCTTTAGTGACCTATTGGTTTGTTGGCCTTTATTCCGCAGTTAAAGTTGCGACGTACATGATTGCGATGGAACAGGGCGGCGTTTGGAGCGAGGTTTTAATTGGTATGTGGGGTAAAGACGATATGGCTATATTGAATCTGCTCCTTACTTTTTATTTTGTTGGTCGGGTTTACGAGCGTAGAACGTGAGCGAAGTAATTAACTTAGCAGCTGTGTTATGCCGCCGGTTTGAAGGTTTACGGTTGAAGCCGTACACCTGCCCAGCTGGCGTGCCAACTATTGGCTACGGCAGTACTCGATACGAGGACGGCACGCCTGTTAAATTAACCGACCCAGAAATAACCAAAGACAGAGCCGACGAATTACTCGACAGAGAACTTTCGTCGTTCTATCAATCAGTTGTAAAATATTGTCCTGTACTGGCAGCCGATAGCGAAAACAAAGCGGCGGCTATTTTAAGTTGGACATATAACTTGGGCGCAGGTCGTTTAAAAGCGTCCACTATGCGTAAGCGCATCAACCAGCAAAATTGGAATGCGGCTGCAACCGAACTCAAAAGATGGGTGTGGGGCGGTGGCCGAAGACTTCCCGGCTTAATCGTCCGACGTGACGCTGAAGCTGAACTTTTGCTGAGTAGATAATGCTAATACCTATAAAAGTACCACCGGGTGTTTACAGAAACGAAACTGAACTAACCAGCGCTGGCCGCTGGTACGATTCTAATCTTGTTCGTTGGTATCAAGACGCAATGCAGCCTATGGGCGGCTGGGCCAAACTAAACGACTCAGCTGTCACCGGCCGCGCGTCAGGCGTTTACACTTGGCGTCAAAACGACCTAACCCGTTGGTTGGCGGTTGGTACTGAGCAAAAGTTGTACGCTTATCGGGCGGGGCAAACTCAATTTGATATAACGCCAACCGGATACAGCACTGGACGTGCAAGCGCTGAAGACTTTTTAGGTTACGGCGGTCAGTATTACGGCACGTTTAATTACGGCGTAGCAAGACCAGACAACAGCCTTACAGGTATTTTGCCAGCGACCGCGTGGTCGTTAGATAACTTTGGCGAAGTACTAATTGCCTGTGCAAACACTGACGGTGTTATTTACAGTTGGGACTTAAATACATCGAACCCGGCTGCAGCTGTTCACGGTTCAGCACCGACTAGCAATCAGGCCATCGTTGTGACCGAGGAGCGCTTTTTGTTTGCACTTGGTGCTGACGGAGACCCACGGAAAATAGCATGGGCCGACCAAGAAAGTTTGACGACATGGTCATCATCCCCAACAAACCAAGCCGGTGATTTTAATTTGCAGACAACGGGCTCAATTGTTGCCGGGTGTCGGGTTAAGGGCTCTACGTTAATTTTCACAACTTCAGATGTCCATGTGGCTCAGTACTTAGGGCCGCCATACGTTTACGGTTTCCAACGAGCCGGTATTTCTTGCGGCTTAATTGCGATCAACGCTGTAATCAGTTTTGACGTTGGTGCTGTTTGGATGAGTGATTCAGGTTTTTGGATGTACGACGGATACGCCAAGCCGTTAAATTGTGAAGTTGCGGACTATGTATTCCGCGATATGAACTTTAACCAAAAGTCTAAAATATCAGCACTTCATAACGCGGAGTTTGGCGAAGTAATGTGGTTATACCCAAGCGCCAACTCAACTGAAAACGACCGATACGTTGTTTGGAATTACAGAGAGAACCATTGGTCGATTGGCGCGATGGATAGAACTGTTGGCGTTCACGCAAACATATTTAGAACGCCAATTATGATTGGCACAGACGGTTATGTGTACGAACACGAGACCGGCTGGGACTACGACGGCGCGTCACCTTACGTTGAAAGCGGCCCAATGCAATTAGGCAACGGCGACAATGTCATGTGCGCAACGCAACTTATCCCAGACGAGCGAACAGCCGGCGACGTTCAGGTTAAATTTAAGACACGCTTCTATCCAAACGGTGACGAACAAACGTTTGGGCCTTACAGCATGAGCTCACCAACGGACGTTAGGTTCACAGCAAGACAAGCAAAGATGCGTATTGAGCCGATAAAAAACACAGCATGGCGTGTTGGTGAAATGAGAATCGACGCTTCGCCGGGAGGTAAGCGATGATATTACCTAAACCACAAAACCAATACGACGTCAGAGATGAATCTGTAACGCGATCTATTCTCGAGCAAGCCGACAGACAGAACGTCAAATTTAATCGAGATTACGACGTAGCAGATGGACGAATTATTTTAACTTCACCAAACGGAACGCGATACGCCATCGAAGTTGATAACGCTGGCGCGCTATCGACAACGGCTATTTAACGGAGACTAACTATGGGATTTTTTAGCAAAATATTTGGCGGTGGTAGCGGAAGCCCACAAGTATCAACAAGCCAAGTGCAAATTCCGGGATACATTCAAGATGCTGGCAAGTTTAATATTAACTTTGCAAAGAATATAGCGAACACACCGTTCCAAAAATTCACCGGCGACCGTTACGCTGGTTTTGATACAAACGAGCAGCAGGCGTTTGATCGAGCCGTAGCGTTTTCGAATGCAGGTGTAGGTCAAGACGCAATCAGCACCGGAATGGATGCTGCGTCGGCTGCAGCCGGTTACACGCCTCAAGGATTTCTTGGCGCGGATATATCTGGATACATGAACCCGTACTTGCAAAACGTTGCAGGTAACGTCATGAGCGATCTTGATCGAGCTAGACAGACCGCACTGACAAGTGGCGGTGCAGCTGCTACCCGGTCAGGTGCGTACGGCGGCTCGAGGCACGGTGTTTCAGATGCTTTAACTAATCGAGAGTTTTTTGATTCAGCAAACAACGCGCTAACTAACCTTTACAGTCAAGGCTACAACCAAGCGACAAACCTATTTCAAAACGACATCGCCAATCAGCTGGCAGCAAATTCTCTTAACTTAAACGCTGCCTCTCAACTGGCTAACCTAGCCAACATGGGACGACAGTTTACGTTGTCAGATATCGACCTACAGCGAAACATTGGCTCTCAAACTAGAGCGCTTGAGCAGGCACAAAGGGACTTTGACTATCAGCAGTTCGTTGAGCAGCGCGAAGACCCATACAAAAAACTAGCCGCATTGAGCACTGGTTTAGGTTCGACCCCGTACAGCACAACGACAACAGGTGTTACCCCGGCAGCTCAAAACAACGTTTTGGGTAGCGCTCTTGGCGGCGCTTTGACTGGTGCAAGTTTGTTTGGTGCTGGTGGGTTACTTGCTGGAGCTGGTGGAATTGGCGCAGCTGGTGGCGCTGGCATTGGCGCGGGTCTTGGTCTTTTGATGGGACTGTAAATGGTTATACCGACACCTGAACCACAAAACTACGTTGACGCGCAGCTCGCTGCGGTTCTCGACCCAACGTCGAGCCGTGACACGCTTTTAATCACACCCGGCACACCAATGCCTAGCGTGATACCTCAAGGCGTTACAGTGGCTCGTACAAAGCGTGGGCTGGTTCTTACAACGAACCCCGCCAAGATATCTGTCATTGATAACGGTACGGAGGAGCAAGTTGGTCAAGCGATTTTTGGGTACGGTTATGATCAATCGCAGGGCGGTAATATGGCGGCGGTTGCAACAAATCAACAAGGAACGCCAGTCGCTGAGATCGCAGCACCAAGTAACGGTTCGGGGATGATGCAAGCTATGCAGGCAGCTGGGTTACTAGCGCCAGCAGGAGGTGCAGTTAATTTAAAACCAAGAAAAGACGCAGCCATGCAGCGAATGGTTGGGTTGTTGGGAGATTAATTTATGAACTTTGATCAATTAATACAAATGGGCGCACTATCGCCGACGTTAACAAACCAAGGTAACGGTTTAGCACCTAAAGTCGGGGTTCCCTCGATGTTGGGTATTAACCCCTTAATGCTTGGCTACAACATGATGATGGGCAGCAACCCAGTATCGCAAGCTCAAGAAGCGCCGATGGCTCAAGTAGGTCGAGCGCGCATTCCGGGTGGTATGTCAAACCTTATGCAAAATCTAGGAGTATCAGATTTTCAAGGAGCATCAAATATTATGCCCGGCAGCAATTCAATTTTAGAAATGATGAAAGTTTACAACTCAAGGCCCGGCTCTCTTCCCGGGTTGCTAATGTACTAAAGGATATTTCAAATGGCTTGGACTGATATGTTTGGTGGAGTGACGGCGGCTAATCCTTACGCTGACTATTTAACGCCGGAGCAACAAACGGCGTTGCGTAATCAAGCCATGATGGACGCCGGTCTCAGTATGTTGATGAACTCGCAAGGCACTCCCGGGCAGCCGATGCCCAGCTTTGCAAAAGTTTTAGGGGGCGGTTTGCTTGGCGCTAATCAAGGTTTTCGACAGGGCTCTAAAGACCTGTACGACATGGCGATCAACAAACGAAACTACGATATGCAAAAGCAGTTGTTCGACATTAAAATGATGGAAGCGAAACGACAAGCAGACGCTATGAAAGTGCTGCGGGACTCGTTTGGCTTAAACACATCATCATCCCCGAGCGCAACATACAACCCACCTGTCGACCCTAACTCGTTTAAGTTTGGAATGCAGGGCACGGGGCCAAAAGTAATTCCAAGAGAAGAAATTCAATTAAACGAAGACGGCACAGAAACAGTGATAGGCGGGCCTGTTGCGCAACCAGCAGCAGCACCAACAACAACTGACGTTTTAGCAAACTTAGACCCACGGACAAAAGCGCTGATTGCCGCAATGAAACCAGACAAAGCGCTTGAGACACTCACTTCGTTAATGACAAAAGAGCGCGGCGCACCTTTGAGCCGTGATCAAATTATTGCGTTGGGTCTTGATCCTAACAAAGAATACACCCGCGATCAGTACGGCGGTGTTCAATCGCTTGGCGCTAGAGTTGAGACAAAACGAACATTAAGCGCTGAAGAGGCAAGTAAGCAAACAGGTATACCTGATTTGCCAAAAAACGCGACGTACACATACTCGCCGCGTTCAGGTCTTAACATTGCGTTTGAAAATCAAGACTTAGGCGAGCCGCAAGTTGTCGAAGTTAATGGTAAAAAAGTTTATGCGGTATTTGATCGCAAAAACGGTCGATGGTTAGACATCAAAAACGAATTCTCACCCGTAGAAGAATACGGCGATGCAGTTAAAGGTGTAGATCGACGTGGGAACTTAATTTTTGGCCGACTAAGAAAATCGGACAATCAATTTGTTGGCCCAAACAACGAAGTCATTAAGGACTTCAAACCATTTAGAGAGCCCGGAAATTATGTAGAAGGCGTAGACCTTAATGGCCAGCGAGTGTTTGCAATGATTGACGCAGACGGCGCTCCTAGAGACCCAAACACGGGCGCTATGATTTATGGTTTTAGGCCATCGCCTGAAATTAGCAGCCCGTTTACTACAGCTGGCGCGGATGGCAATCAGTTAAGTGTACTTAAAAACGGAAAAGTTGAAACTATCGGCGCGGCTCCTTTAAACGTAAATCAAGCAATTGAGTCGTTTGTGCAGCTGCGAGGAAGACAGCCAAGTTTAGACAATCCACAAGACGTTGCAGACCTAAAAGCTCTTGGTACATTGGGCAGCTCTTCGACAAACGTTAACGTTGTTAATGAAGCAGCAGGCAAAGGCGCAGAGGAATACTTTAAGCAAATGGGTAAAGACTTACCCGGCTTAGAGGCTCAAGCGATAACGGCGCAGAGAACAAATCAGGCGCTGCAGGATATGCTCGAGCTCAACAAAAACAAAACGTTTACCGGAACAATGGCGCAAGGCCAAATTGGTGCTGCTCAATTTCTTAACGGGCTGGGTGTTCCAGTTGCTGAAGAGACGTTGGCTAACACCAGAGAGTTTCAGGCCGCGTCAAACATTCTCGTGCTCGACTTTATGGGAGCTATGGGCGGCGCTCGAGGATTCTCTAAAGAGGAAAGCGAAATCTTGTATGACGCATTTCCAAAAATTATCGACAATCCAAAGGCAAGAGTACGCATCGCAAATATGCTGATCAGACGTAACAACCGCATCATTGAAGAATACAAACGCGTGCGAGAAAACTTTGGCAAAAAGATTGGAGTGGAAAACTTAACCGACGTTTTAGTTGAACCAACAGACGTCAACCAGTTTACCGATTTCAGAATTAAGCGTGTGAGAGACAAAGAATAAGGAAGCCACATGGCACAAAAAATGCAAATTTTTACGGTCGAAGGCCCGGACAATCAAATCTATGAGATTGAAGCTCCGGCTGGTACTTCCGAAGAATTAATTCTTCAATACGCGTCTAGGTTTTTTGCTAACGCGCCTGTCGCGGAAGAAGAAAGATCGTTTGTTGACACAGCAAAGCACTACGCCGGTCTAGGTGGTAGAACAATAACGCAGGCCGCGCCTAGTGCAATTCTTGGAATTCCGGCTCTAGTAACTGATGCCTACGGCAGTCTTGTTAATTTGCAAAACACAGCGCTAAATAAGTTTGGCGAGCTAACCGGGTTATACGATCCAGATTTTCCAATTCGTGATCCGTTCAAGACAACAAAGGCTGTCGCACAATCGGGCAAAGACTTAGCCGACGTGATCGGTTTTCCTACGCCTGAAACAGAAACTGAAGCAAAAGCTGTTCAGTACGGCACAGACATCGGCAGCGCTTTAGGCGCAGCTGGTGCGTCAAAAATGTTGGCCAAACAAATTGCTAAAGGTGGTACCGGCGCAGCTGTACCAATCGCAGACATAAAGACTGCTGAAGGTGCGAGACAGGCAATTAAAAACGTGCCGGGGTTGTTGGCCGAATACCCAATACAACAAGCAGTTGGCGCGGGCAGTGCGACGTACGCCGCAAACGTGCTCGCGGATAATCCCGAGCTAGTAGAAACGCTAGGCCCGGAAGGCGCTGCGCTTGCGGTCATGGGCGCAGGTATCATAGGCCCGTCTGGAACAAACCTTGTTGCTAATGTTGGCAGTAAAGCAAAAAGCGCGGTAAAGCCGTTCAGCGAAGCTGGGCAGCGAGCTATATCAGGTAAGATTTTGAGCAGTATGACAACAGATCAAGGCCGAGCGCTAAACAACTTAGCCGACACAACTGAAATACTACGCGGCTCGAGAATGACAACAGGCGAAGTTGCTGGAGACCCCGGATTGGCAGGAGCTCAAGAGCCGATATTTAAAGGACTTGATACGCGTAATCTTGCAGGGCAGAGAGCGAGCGAGCGTAATGCAATTAGAATGCGCGAGATTGAACGTTTGTCTGGAGGTGAAAAAGGCCCGGACTATGCTCGAGCAAAACGAGACCGTTTAACTGCGCCGATTAGAGAAGAAGCGTTTGCAGCCTCAGACATTGACCCGCAAATGCTTAACAGGTCAACGACGTTAGTCGTCAATTCTACAATTGACCGAATTTTATCAGGCCCAAAAGGGTCAAGGTCAGATGTTCAAGAGGCACTGAATTGGGCTAAAAATCGTACAGCGCAACAGATCGATTCAGCCGAACGTTTGTACTCAATTCGTAAAGATTTACGAGACGCATCGCTTGGCAAATACAATCAAGACAAGCCGTCTTTAAAACTAGCAAAAGGTGAGCTCGAGGAAGTCATTCGAGCGATCGACGACGTCATTGATGCAGCCGCACCCGGGTACAAAACGTATCTAAACAAATACGCAAATATGTCTCAGCCAATTGACCAAATGGAGATCATGCAGCATTTGCGTAAGGCGTCTGAATCTGCAGCCGTAGACGTAACACGATCAGGGGGAGCTGCGTCTCAGTTCCCGGTACTAATGGCGGGTAAGTTAAAGACAGCTCTGAACTCCAAAATGATGGAGAAAGAAGGCGTCAAGTTAAGCGCGCCACAACAGAAAATGGTCGACAAAATATTTTCTGATTTGCGCAGCGAAATGTCAGTTACCGGCGGCAGCCGAATGACAAGACGGCCGGGTTCAGACACGTTTAAAAATATGACTACGGCTAACGTTATCGGCAACATTATCGGTGACTATTTAGGTTCGTCGTCAGTTGGCAAAACGATTAGCGCGCCAATGAATTGGATATACGCAATACCTGAAAACAAAGTTGCCGACATATTAGTTGAGGCGATGCTTGATCCTAAGTTAGCGCGTCAGCTGATGATGGAAGGTAACACTGTAAATGTTCAAAAGATAAGTGAAGCGATTAAGAACAAAGCACTTGCTCAAGGTATCATTACGAACGCGGACTTAATTCCAAAGTAAGGACTAAACGTGGCAAATATTTTAGATCGATACCCAAACGTACTCGACCGGATTCAGTTTTTACTTAACGACGAAGCAGAGCTGAAACCAATACCTCGAGGGCCGATAACCGGTCTTATATCTGAGGGCTATGAAAATCTTGCAGACGCACTAAGCGAAATTCCATCGCCGTCTTCAATGCTAGACAGATTTACAAACAGCGGGATAGACGTTGGCGCTGCAGCTGTTGGCGCGACACCGTCTTACATTGAACCAGACAACAGCACTATCGACCTTGGCAGCGGGTACAGAAACGCCGCAGCCGGTTTTGAAAATTTATCTTACGGAATGCGCCCGACCGAAAAACAAATAGACGATATGCTGTTATCAACAGCTGACGTCTTAGGTGTTGGATCGTTGGGTGTAGGGCCATTGAGACGTTTTGCAGGAGCCGCTTTACCAAAAGCAGCAGAAATGTTTGAGGACGCATCCCGTAATGTAGGTTTACTTTTAGACGTTGCGCCCAAAGGGCCGCGTAAAGCAGTGGGTAACATATTTGACGAAGTTGACGAATACGACGTTGCTAAAAAGATTGCAGAGCGAGGGGGTCACTTAAAGCGTGACGCGTCCGGGCAATATGTTGGCGCTCCTCGAGACGTAGACAGCCCACAATCTTTGGGAAGAATGCGCGCAAATGTCGATAGGAAAGTAGAAGAGGGTTCGTACAACGCAGACTGGTACGACCGAGCTCGTGACGCATATAAAGACGTAACCGGATACGACCCCGCAACTCAAGGATACGGATTGGCATCAGACGAAGCACGTCAGGCGTCGTTGTTTTCTAGAGGCGGCGCTGCGTACTCACCGCAAGCATCACCAGCTGCAGAAACAAATGCGTTTTTAAAACAATACAACAACAAAGTTTTGTTAGGCGAAGACGTTGCGCCTCGAACTGGAGCGCAAGCTAAAAATGTCGACGAGGCATTTAAGTTCAATGCGGAAACAGGCCGGTACGAGTTTGACCCAATGAAAGTTACGCTGGGTAAGAAAACAGGCCCGTACTCAGACGCTAAAGACCCGACAATTGCTGACGAAGATTTGTACAAGACAGCAAACGACATTTGGCATGGTCGAGTGTTTGGCTATAAAGACCCGGACGGCAGCGCATTTAGTCGAGGATTCACACCTCAAGAACACGGCTTCTTGACTGGTGAAAATGTATTAGCATCTGAGCGCGCGACATCGAAAGGCGTTCCGGTCGGCCAATACGGAGACAGTTTAGAGTGGACACCGAGGCGTGCCCAAGCCGCAACATGGGGCGCGGAGCGATTTGCTCAAGCTAGAGCAGACAATCTTGCAGCCATAAAAAAAGCAGAGAAAGATTTTGCTAAATGGCAAAAGGCCGACAAAAAGACACGCGGCCCTAAACCAAAAATTCCTGCATACATTAGCGACGATGAGTTGAGGGCATACGCGTCTGGCGGTATCGACGATGTCATGCCGAGACATAGCGCAAACGAAACATACGAATATGTTACGGGCCAAAACGTAGGACATTTGAGCGGCCTTAACGCAGCTGACGACGCTACTCGAGCAAACTACTCAACGTCGATGTCTAATATTTACGGCAACCGCGACCCGTACTACAGCAGTTTGCAAATGTACCAAAAGCCGCAACTTGATACGGTCGGCGAGTATATGAACAGCGCGGGTGTGGTAGAAGTTAATCCCGGCAGAACAGCACGTCCGTTAGTTGAGCTCGACAATGCGCCAACTGGTGGCCCTCAGCTGGGTGCGGCGTCTCGTGAGGCACTCGACGACGTAGCGTTTACGCGTAGTGTCGTAAATGCGCAGGAGGCTGGAGCGTGGAACAAATTTACCCCGGCTAACAAGTCGGCGAAAACGTCTGAGAAAACAGGTTCTAGAATTACTGGTGACGCTGACGAGTTGAGCTCGATAAAGAGCGTACTCGAGGAAAACGGACTAGACGTAATTAACGTTGGGGATGCGTTACACGTTGGTAATTTTGCTGGCGACCTAGACGGCAAGACGATTCAAAAGTTGGTTACCGAAAGCGTTTCAAAGTCTGGCGCAAAAGTTAGAGCGCAGCCCGGTCGATTTGAATCTGGGTATCAGGAAGTGCCGTGGGGCGCTGAGGGCTCAGGACAGGTTACTGAGGAGCTCGCAAAACGCATTGATCAATCTGAGGTGCAGAACTTTGGTCAGCGTTTAGATACGGGCGATTTGCCAAACATATTAAGCGAGCAAAACAAAATCGACCAAGCGTTCAGCGAAGCTAACAATATGCCGTTAAGACAAGACTTGCTAAAACTTCGAGGACTCTTGGCCGATCCTAATGTTGGCTTTAGAGGTATCTCGGACTACATCAAGAAGTACGGTTCGCGCGGGTTACCGGCTTTCGTAACCGTACCGCAGCTGGACGGCCTTCTCGAACCGTCTTCACGGCGCGAGCGGTAATCCCGGGTTCGGGGTTATCGCGCTGCTCGCGGTCGTAAGACGCCATCTCATATTTGTCTAAGTAGTCGTACACAATACCGTTGCCTACTTTTTTGTAAGGCATATAACCCCTATACGATTTCGAGTAAAAGTAAAGTAAACACAATACCGGCTGCAAACGTCGAAACATACCCAACTAGTTTGTCGCCAAAGTTTTGTTCGTCAAATTGAATAGGACAGCCAAACGCTTCTTTGGCCGATCTTGGTGTCAGTACATTAATTTGGTTATTGTTTTTCATATTTCCTCTGTTTTATGTGTTGTTCGAGGTTAAATATTAGTCCAAAAAAACGCTAACCCGCAAATCTGAGGAGCTGATATAATCGCAATTACTCCTCTTCGTGTTGTTTTTCCCCAACAGTTAGTTGGGGATTTTTTTTGCCGACATTGCGCCGACACACGCAAAATTAAGCGCCAGATAGCGCCGACATATATCTCTTAAGTTACTGAAAAGGTTGGTTGCGGGGGCAGGATTTGAACCTGCGACCTTCAGGTTATGAGCCTGATTTTAATGTTCCCATGACATCCCACAATGGCCCTAAGTGTCTGTTTTGTCTTGACTAGGTGTTCCCTCGACGTCACGTTAAATCAGTAAACATCCGGCTAATTTGCCGACACGCTGCCGACACGGGAAAGAGGAACTGCCGACATGAGCATTACGAAGGCAACCATTAAAAACGCTGAACCAACAGACAAAAAATATTTTGTGTGGGATACAAAACTATCCGGGCTGGGCATTCGTGTTATGCCGTCTGGGGTTAAGTCTTGGGTGCTGTCATACCGCACTGAAAGTGGCGTGAAGCGGCTGCAAACGTTAGGACGAGCTGACATATACCACCCAGACCAAGCTCGCGATGTAGCGCTCAAAATTTTGTTAGAGGCAAAGTCAGGGAAAGACCCGGCGTCTATTGCCGTTTCGAGACGACACACACCAACGGTGTCTCAGTTGTGCGACCAGTTCGAGTCAGTTCATTTTCGTTTACTCAAACCCGGCACAGCCAAAAACTATCGAGCTCTTGTTAGGCGATGGATCAAACCGCGATTTGGTGATCGGTTAGTAACCAACATTATCCCGGCAGACATCCGTCAGTGGAAAAGCGACGCGACAAAACCTGTCACGTTTAATCACGCGCGAAACTTAATGGCACAAATGTTCGACTACGCAGAAGAAAATCATTGGATCGACAATAACCCTTTAAGAACGCGCAGCATAAAAAATTATGTCGTACGTCAGCGAAAACGTTATTTAACATCAAGCGAAGTGCCACGTCTTGCAGCTGCATTATCTGAGTATAGCGCTCAGTCCGATATACGGTTTAGGTTTGCATCACTTATATCGCTGTTACTTCTCACCGGCTGCAGACTAAACGAGCTGGCTCAAGCTAAAGTCGAGTGGATTGATTTTGAACAGCAGAAAATAAACTGGCCGGATACAAAAACCGGAGCGGATAGTTTGTACATACCCAACGCCGCGATAGAACTTATGCGCGAGTTGGTGCGAAGAGTACCCGGCAACCCATACCTCATCGCTGGCGCACGTTTAGGCCAACCGTTAGTCGGGGTGCGTAAAATGTGGCGCGAGGTATGCGTGATGGCAAACATAGACAACTTACGCGTTCATGATTTGCGTAAGTCGTTTGCATCGATTGCGTTGGCTGAAGACATAGGGCTAGACGTCATCGCCGGGCTACTGCGTCACAGCAACCCAGCAATAACAGCAGAGCGCTACGCTTTTCTCATTGAAGAGAAAAGAGCAACTGCTGCAGAAGCTGCGGCCAACGCTATTTCTAAACGATTGTCCGCGTCATAATCGACGCGGTTTCAATGAAGGACGCGGACTCTTCGTAGGCTAGGACAGCCTCAATAGGATACAAAACGCGTCCACCTATTTTGACCCAATCCGGGCCGATGTGTTTACTACGCCAGTTTGCAAGCGTCTTAGGTGATATTGCTCCCGCCCAGCGTTTGTGCAGCTGGTAGGGAGATAGGTAAGCCGGTTTACTATGGGGCATGACCCCGCCCTCCTGTGTTCCTGTTATGTTCCATTCTCTACTGATACGACTCAAAATTAAAAAAATCAAATCCCGACCCTTCCCGTTTATTCCCGATCGTTAATTATTAAACGATTCCAATCACTTAAGCGCCCCGACCCGTTGTAATAAAATCCAATGCGTGTATGATTGCGCAAATGGAAAGAATAAACATGATAGTCGTCAAGCTACTACGAGACATCGACAAGGCCGGTGTCAGTGTAGCCAGCGTGTGTGACCGGGCGGGTATCGATCCAAGTCTTATATCGAGGTGGAAACACGGCAGGGTAGAGCCGAGATTTTCTACGATACAGCGCATGATGGACGCGCTGAAAGAAATAAAAGGTGACAAAAAGTGAGCCGAATACTTGGCGTCGATCCGGGCGCAAGTGGCGCTCTTTCGTGTTACTGCACAAAAACAGAATTGCTTGAGATTTACGATATGCCGGTTGTCGAAGTGAAGCGTGGCCAGCGTAACGTGAAGCAGGTCAACGCGCCCATGTTGGCGTCGTTGATAAAAGAAATTAGCCCTAACCGAGCTTATGTTGAGGCGGTGCACGCGATGCCCGGCCAAGGCGTAAGTTCAATGTTCGCCTTTGGTCGCGCTCTTGGCGTGATCGAGGGGAGTTTGGCGGGGCTTGGCGTGCCGTTCACTCTCGTTTCCCCCCGCGAGTGGACGGCCGCCATGCGCGTCAAAGGTGGCAAAGACGGATCAAGGAATCGCGCTGCGGAGTTATTCCCGAGACACGCAAACTTGTTTTCTCGAGTGAAAGACGACGGCCGCGCAGACGCAACACTGATCGCTGTTTTTGGCGCAAAGGTGGTCGAATGAATCTATTTCCATATCAGCAGGTAGGCGCAGATTTTCTCGCAAAAAACAATCGAGCATTCCTCGCGGATGAGATGGGTTTGGGTAAATGCGCGCAGTCTATTTCCGCTGCGATAAAGGTTGGCGCAAAGAGGGTGGCGGTGATTTGTCCTGCTATTGCTCGAGTCAACTGGAAACGCGAATTCGATATGTGGGGGTATGAAGGCGAGTCGTTTATCGAGTCGTTTGATCGCATGGTCAGACGTCAAGGCTCGCGTCTAGTGTTTAAAGATTTTAATCCCGACGTTGTTATTATTGACGAGGCGCATTTTCTAAAAAACCGCACCTCAAAAAGAACACGACTTTTTTACGGCGGGTTCTGTCGGGGCGATGGATTACTACAAGACGTCAAACGTGTTTGGTTGTTGAGCGGCACGCCAGCGCCAAACGACGTTTCAGAAATGTGGCCGCACCTGTCAGCGTTATGGCCGCTTCTACTAGACAAAAACGCGACCTTTTATGCTTTTGTGACGCGGTATGTTCACTTTGAAAATACGCCGTTTGGCATGAAAATATTGAACAACCGCCGCGATCGATTACCCGAGCTTAGACGCAAATTGTCTAAGGTCATGCTTCGGCGTCGACAACAAGATGTTCTAAAGGATTTACCTCCCATCTCTTGGAACGAAGTGGTTGTCGAGGCCGAAGACATTGACCCCGAACTTAAACGTTACGAAGGGTCGGCAGAGCTCAAGTCGTTGAGGGCTGTGCTCGACGACCCGGAAGCGGATTTATCCGATGCCGAAATGATAGCGCTTGCGAGTCTTAGACGGATGACGGGCGCTGCGAAAGCGAAGGTCATCGCGGAGATGGTTAAGAGTGAGCTCCAAGACGCGGCGTACGAGAAAGTCATTTTGTTTGGCTATCACGTTGAAGTGTTAGCGACGATGTATCAGGCGCTCATGGATTTCAACCCGGTTGTTGTGTCCGGCAAAACATCGCCTCGAGACAGACAATTTGCAATCGACGAATTTCAAAAAAACAAAAACTGCAAAGTGTTCATTGGACAGATTCAGGCGTGCGGCACGGCGATCACGTTGCACGCCGCCAATCAGGTAATTTTTGCTGAAGCGAGTTGGACACCTTCCGACAACTCACAAGCAGCAAAACGTGCGCACCGGATCGGGCAGAAAAAGCCTGTGATGGTGCGCATGGTTGGTCTCGCTGGCAGCATCGACGAGGCCATTACACGGGTGTTGGCTCGAAAGAGTCGGCAAATTTCAGAAGTAATCGACGAGGTGAAACATGGAACTTAGACTAACCGCGAACGTCGGAGTCTTTACTGTTGAGGGGAAATTCACAACTCACAATGAAGCCGACGATTTTATTCAATGGGTGTATGCACTCGAGGGCGGCGAAGAACGTCAGGCAATAAAACAAGCCGACAGTAAAGCCGACGACATACCGTTTGACGATACGCCGTCTGTCACAGTTGAAGACGCTATCAATGCTGTAAAGGCATACGCGGCGGTTCACAAACCTGACAAGGCGCGTGAGCTCATGTCCAAATTTGGCTTTTCAAGAACAAACGAAATTACGCAAGACGCAGCTGCTTCCATTGTCGCCGCGTGTCAGGAGGCGATGTGACCGTACACTCAGAGTTTGGTGCGTCCAGCTGTTATCGCTGGAGTGCGTGCCCGGGTAGTGTTGCGCTTTCGAGAGACATACCGAGGCGCGACACTGTGTTTTCACTTGAGGGTACTGCCGCTCACGCTTTGGGTGAGATGGCCTACCAAAAAGGGCGACCGGCTGACACTTGGCTGGGTGCTGAAATTGAAGGCGTCGAGGTCACCGAAAATATGGTCGACGCCGTCAACATTTATCTCGAATTTTTAAAGGAAACAATCGAGTCAGAGGATGCGGTGTTTGTGGAACATCGCATCACGCTTGAAAAACTAAACCCCCCTGCTCCGATGTTTGGAACTGCGGATATGTTGATATACAGACGCGCGGAGAAAAAACTATGGGTAGTCGATTACAAACACGGCCAAGGCGTGCCGGTCGAGGCAAAAGGAAACAAACAGCTCCGTTACTACGCACTTGGTGGTTGGCTGGCGCTGGGCAACGATCAACCTGTGGACGAGATCGAGGCTGTCATTGTTCAACCACGAGCTCCACACCAAGACGGGCCGATAAGAAGCGAAACGTTTACGTCGGGTGAGCTGTTAGATTTTTATTCTGACATTTCGCAAGCGGTTGAGCTGGCGTTGCAAGATGATGCGCCATTGGTCACCGGCGGTCACTGTAAGTTTTGTCCTGCAGCTGCTCAATGCCCTGCGCGTAAAGATTACGCGACTGAGCTCGCGCAGGTCGATTTTTCATCTGACGTTTTATCACCCCTTGACCCCCGACTGCTCCCGGTTGAACAGGTCGGCGATTTGTTAACAAAGGTCGACATACTCAAAGATTGGATCACAAGTCTCGAGAGATGCGTGAAGGAAAAACTTGAGGCGGGTGAGTCAGTGCCGGGATGGAAACTCGTTAACAAAAGGCCAATGAGAAAGTGGGCGGCGACAACTGAAGAAATTGTAAATCGGTTGTCTGACGTCAAAGACTCGTTGTTTACCGAACCAGAAATTTTATCCCCTGCAAAAATAGAAAAGATCGTTGGGAAGAAACGTTTTCCCTCCGACCTCGTTGTGTCCATCTCGAGCGGTTTAACGCTCGCGCCGGAACACGACAAACGGCCTGCAGCTGCCGTCGATGCTGCGAGCGAATTTGCGGCGCTAACCGTGAAACAGTGAAACCGAAAGGAAACATATGAGCAAAGTAATTACGCCCAAAGCGGTACTTAGTTACCCGCATTTGTTTGAACCCCGTGCGCAGGTGGAAGGCGCAAAGCCTAAATATTCTTGCGCGTTAGTATTTCCAGACGGCACAGACCTGTCGGCGATTGAAGAAGTTGTTGACGCGGTTGGTGCAGATAAGTGGGGCACAAAGTACGCCGCAATGAAAAAGTCTGGAGCGTGCCGTTCACCGCTGCGAGACGATGGAGAGGCGAAGGGTTATGGCGAAGGTTCTGTTTTTATGAATGTTAAAAACGACTCACAGCCCGGCATTGTGTCTATTTATCCAGACGCAAACGGCAAGCCGAAACGCATCGACGATCCGTCTGAGATATATGCGGGTTGTTGGGTCAAGGCATCTCTTCGAGCGTATGCCTATGACACAAACGGAAACAGAGGTATTTCGTTTGCGTTAAACAACATCCAAAAGGTTGCAGACGGTCGACGCATCGATGGCCGGTCTCGAGCGGAGGATGAGTTCGAAGCCGATCCGAATGCAGCAGCAGATATGGATTTGGGTGACGAGATCGATCGTCTGTAAATTTATAGGCCGCGTTTATTCGCGGCCTTTTTACCTCTAGCAAACGTAACGTATGGACTATTTGAGCATCGACTTTGAAACACGAAGTACAGCCGACCTACGAAACATTGGCGTTTATAAATACGCTGAGGATGACAGCACCGACATCTGGTGCATGGCGTGGGCGATTGGAGATGAAGAGCCTGAGCTGTGGAGGCCCGGCGATCCCGTACCCGAAAAAATTAAAGAGTGGGTCGGGCAAGGTAATCCGTGCAGAGCATGGAATGCTCAATTTGAAAGAACAGTTTGGAACAAGATATTGGTTAGCCGGTACGGCTTCCCAATCACAAAAGTTAGTCAGTGGTTTTGTACGGCCGCTGAGGCCAGAGCTATGTCACTGCCCGGCTCGTTGGGTGAGGCGGCGATTGTGCTGGGAGTAGAGCAACAAAAAGATCAAAGCGGGTCGAGGCTGATGCTGCAAATGGCGCGGCCACGCAAAGTGTTACCCGATGGCCGCATTGAGTGGTGGGCAACACCAGACAAAATGAAGGCGCTGTTTTCGTATTGCTTACAAGACGTACGAACTGAGCGTTCAGTCTTTAAACGTATTCGAGTTTTGCCGGAACGTGAGCGACAGATTTTCATAGTCGATCAAAAGATAAACGACCGGGGTGTGTTAGTTGATTTGGAATTAGTAAAAGCCGCTGAGGCGATTGCAGACGAAGGAACTAGACGAGCTAATCAAAACATTAAGGTAATTACCAAAGGTCACGCGAAGTCCGTTACGGACATTCGGGGAATGATTGACTGGATGAGCTCGCAGGGTGTTGAGACTGAGAGCTTAGATAAAAAATCAATATCGATGTTGAAACAAAAAGAGCTGCCAGACGTCGTTCGAAAAGTTCTAACAATCAGAGAAGAGTCAGCAAAAACATCGGTAAAGAAAATCAAGTCGATGCTTGGAGCGGCTGGGGAAGACGGACGCATTCGCGGCACGTTGTTATTTCACGGCGCGTCTACCGGGCGATGGTCTGGCCGTCTCGTACAGCCACAGAATTTTCCGCGAGGAACTGTACCCGACGTTGAGCGGTTTATTCCTGACGTATTAGCGGGTGACTACGATGCAATTGATTTGCATCACCCACCTCTCGAGGTTGTGTCGTCGATGCTGCGGTCGATGTTTATATCGGGTGAACAAAACGACTTGGTCGCATCCGACTTCTCAGCAATCGAGGCCCGGGTGACAGCGTGGTTTGCAAACGAACAATGGCGTCTCGATGTGTTCAAAACACATGGCCGAATTTATGAAGCATCGGCCGCGATGATGTTTAACGTGCCTGTCGAAAAAATTGTAAAAGGCCAGCCCGAATATTCTTATCGTCAGCGCGGCAAAGTTGCTGAGTTGGCGTTGGGTTTTCAAGGCGGCGTCGGAGCTATGAAGGCGATGGGCGCTGCGGAGATGGGCCTGTCTCAGGAAGAAATGCAAGACATCGTAAACCGTTGGCGTAGCGCGTCTCCGTCGATCGTTTTGTTATGGAAAAATTTAGAAGACGCCGCAATGAGCGCAATCAAAGCGCCGGGTTATTCATATGACCTATGCGACGGAAAAATAGAATTCAAAGTCGAAGACGGCTTTCTCTGGATGAGATTACCGTCAGGCCGAAAGTTGGCCTATTACAATCCAAAGGTTGTTGAACGTGAGACACCGTGGGGTACGACGCAAGATTCCATTCAGGTTTATGGAATGAACAGCGTCACTCGCAAGTGGCAAACAACACAACTCTACGGGGGAATATTGACGGAGAATGTCGTGCAGGCAACTGCTGCCGACTTGTTGTTTGAGGCCGTCATAAACTGTGAAGAGGCCGGGATGCCGGTCATCCTTACAGTGCATGACGAAATCGTTTGTGAAGTACCAAAGGCGCGCGCGAGTGCAGTCGAGCTCGAGCGTTTAATGTCAATCTGCCCACGCTGGGCCGAAGGTTTGCCGTTGGCATCCGAGGGCTGGGCTGGGTCACGTTATCGGAAGTAAATATGTCAGCAACCAAATTAGTTCAGCAAGGATGGACTGACTTAGTATCCGTCATACCACCTGAAGGAAAATTGTTACCGAGCTCAAAAATCAAACCAGAGTCTCGAGGCAAAGTACCGGGAAGGTTTAAGGCAGGCGGCTGGGTCGGTTACGATTGGAAAAACACTCAGCTCGAGGCGTTCGATATTGGTCAGATCGACCGGCATAACGCTAACATCGGTTTGAAGTCGAAACATTTTCCTGCAGTCGATATAGATTGCACGGACGAAAGTATTGCCAAAATAATCGGTAACGTGGCGCAAGAGGTATTAGGTAACGCGCCATGCCGTATCGGTAAACCGCCAAAGCGGCTTTTGGTTTACAAGACCGACCAGCCATTTTCTAGAATGCGTCTTTGGATTACAGCAAACAAAGTAACGCATTTGGTTGAAATCTTAGCGGACGGTCAGCAGTTTGTAATCGGCGGCATACACCCGGCGACTAAAAAACCATACCGCTGGGACAAAAATTTAACCGAGCTCAAACCTGAAAATTTAACTGCAATTACAAAAGACCAAATCGACACGTTTTTCGATCGTCTTGTGACCGAGCTCGAGATGTTTGATTGCGAGTGTGAGCGCGAGGGCAGCGGCATATTAAAAGACGCGCCGGTCGTCGAAGACCAGTACTCGCTGCGAGCTCCTAATATGCAGGCTTTGCGTGAAGCGGTGTCGCTCATACCAAACGACAGCCCGTCTTACGACGATTACGCAACGTTTGGTATCGCGATTAAGGCAGCCGGTACTGAAGACCTTACGACGGCGCTCGATATCTTTCAGGAATGGGCGTCTAGGTGGGACGGCGGTTTTAACGACCCTCGAAGTGTTGCGCTTGACTGGCAGCGAATGCGAGCACCGTTTCGTATCGGCTGGGATTGGATCGCGCAGCAGGCGCGTCATTACGGCTATCTCGATGCAGCTGTCGAGTTTGAGGCAGACGAAAACGCTAACGAGGAAGACGACAAAGCGAACGGCACAACACCTGTCGAATATTCAGACGCTGCACTAGCAGACAGACTCATAGCGGCTCACGGCGCTGACATAAAGCACTGCGATACGTTGGGCGGCTGGATGGTTTGGGATGGCAACCGTTGGGCTAAAGACGAAACGTTGCAGGTACACGACTGGTGCGGAAAAATTCTGCGCTCTGCGTCTCATGAGGCAATCATGCGCTCAGACTTTAATTCAAACAAAGCTGACCGCATCGCGGGTCATTTGGCGTCGAACGGTATGCGTAATTCTGTTTGTAACTACGCAAAAGCCGACAGGCGCGTTGCTGCAGCCGCAGACGAGTTTGACGCCGACCCGTGGATACTTAACACGCCAGACGGCGTTGTTGATTTAAGAACCGGCGATATGCGCGAGAGAATACCCGGCGAGGCGCTCATTCGATGTACTGCTGTCGGGCCGATGCACGCACGCCAGCCGTTTCGTTTTATTGAGTTCTTAGACGAGGTCACGGGCGGCGATAAACAATTTATGGAGTATCTCAAGCGGCTTTGCGGGTACTGTTTGACGGGTGTGATATCCGAGCAGCAGCTGTCGTTCCTGCACGGAAACGGCGGTAACGGAAAGTCGCTGTTTGTCGTCTCTGTGCTCGCAGGGGTGTTAGGCGATTACGCCAAAAAGTCTCAAATGGAGACGTTCGTTGCGTCTAACAACGACAGACACCCAACAGAGCTCGCAGCTCTTCGCGGCGCGCGTATGGTGTACGCGTCGGAGACTCAGGGCGGCAGGCGATGGAACGAGGCGCGTATTAAAGAGCTCACCGGGGGCGAGCCTGTAACCGCTCGATTCATGCACAAAGACGAGTTCACATACACGCCACAATTTAAGCTGCTCTTTCTTGGTAATCACCGTCCAGAGCTCAAACAAATCGACGACGGGATAAAAAGGCGGCTGCACTTGATACCGTTCACTGTGACGCCAAAGCGCATTGATAGAGAGCTAGACGTCAAACTCAAAGACGAATGGCCGTCAATACTGGCTTGGATGATAGAGGGCTGCCTTGAGTGGCAGGTCGAGGGCTTAAACGCGCCTGACGCGGTTCTTAGCGCTACCGAGGACTATCTCGAGGACGAGGACGCGATCGGTAAATGGTTAAAGGAGTGCTGCACGGTTGACGGCAGTCTTCATGCGACCAGTGCGTCTTTGTATGAGAACTGGAAGTCTTGGTGTTTTGAAGCCGGTGAGCAGCCCGGTAGCCAGAAGCGGCTGTCTTCAGCTCTTAAATCTCGAGGTTTTGATAAGTGGCGCGAGCCGGGTACAGGCAAGCAGGGATTTCGCGGCATTGACGTTGGCAATCTCGATTTTGAAATCGGCAAAATTGCGTAGGGGGGCGTATGAACTGTCCGGAATGCGATAGCGATACAAAAGTAATCGATTCACGCACTAACGGCGTCGTACGTCGACGCAGGCAGTGCAAGAATTGCGACTACAAGTTTTCAACTGAAGAGCAGGTCGTTATGGCGTTCAGCCGCGACCCAAAACCTCGACCAAACCGCAAAAAATCAGACGGCAGCATGAAGCTCATCGAGCCCAAGATATTGCGTCTGCAGCCGGGCGAACGTTTAGCGCCAAAACCAAACGCGAGGCGTAGAATTGAGGAATTGACCGAGCTCAGAGATTTAGAAGACGATTTTGACTATTTAGAAGTCGACACAGACGACGACAAAGACTTGGAGGATTTAATCGACTAACAAACTCTAGTGGAGGCAGCATGAAGGATATTGTGGCTTTTTTGTTGCTGTTTAACTGCGAATGGGCGGCGCTGGTGCTGCCGTCCAACGCGACGTTTTTTTTAGACGGGGTGATATACGTCCGGCCAGATATGTTGCGGCACGAGGTGCTCGTTCATGAGGGTTACCATCAATGCCAATACGCTAAAGCCGGGAATAAACCGGCCAAAGATTGGGCCGAATGGAAATACCGAGAGGATAGCGCCAAAGCTATCGAGTTAATGTGGCTCTCAGAGCACTCAGGAAGCTCTCTGGGCGTTTTAAAGGCGAAAGATATATATGGGTATAGGAAACAATGATAGAGCGGCTTGTGCGATTTCTGGAGGTGACTGCTGCGATGATCTTCATTGCTGCAAACGGTCTGATGCTTATGACAATTTGGACGGTCATCACGATAAAGTTAATAGTCCAAGACATTACGTCTCTAATGGTATTGAGGCTATCGAAGCTATTGAAGCGGCGGTCGAAGGACTAACCGGCTTTGAGGGCGTGTGCACAGGTAACGTGTTTAAATATATGTGGCGCTGGAAACAAAAGAACGGCGTCGAGGATTTACGAAAGGCGCGCTGGTATCTCGAGCGGCTCATTTCGTCTCAGGTTAACGCGATCGAAAAGAAATGCGAGGTGTGCGATGGACGATGCAGATGCAGCGGATGTTGAACAGGAACGTCTACTCAGAGACGCAATCGCGGCTGCTCAATGCGAACATTTGAAGCCGATGGGGTTTTGTCATAACTGCGGCCAGCTGGTCGGCGCGGAGTTAAAGTTCTGCGATAAAGACTGTCTCGACGATTGGGAGCTGCGGCAAAACGCTAAATCTAGGTCTGGGTCAAGGTATCTGTGAACCTTTATAGAGTTGATGTGAACGTTTTGTGAAGCATTTGTGAATAGTTAAGTGTTTGTTTTTATTGGTTTGTGAATGTTGTGAAGGATTGTATGAATAAAATAGATATATATAGCGCGCACACGCGCGCCATGAGGGGAGAAAGGGAAAGTGAAGGATTTTTGGGGCTAATCCTTCACAGTGAGCCGATATGAGGAAATGGAAAGCCGACCTTGAGCGGCTCGAGGCAATGCCAGACGAAGTGATACTTGAGATGGCGAATGGCCTGAATGGGGTTAGCGAAGTTCTAAGGGTATTGGGGGTTAACGGTCGTGCGTTTGAGGAATGGTTATCGAAAGACGATAGGCGGCTCAAATGGTGCGAGCACAAAATGAAATCGTTATGGGGTACAGATGGCGGGACAACCAAAGACTAGAAAAGCATTAGTGAAGCTCAACGCGTTAGGCCCAGAGACAATCGAGGAGATGTTGTCAGACGGCATGACGTTAGAGGATGTAACCAAGACGCTAGACGTGCCAAAGGGTGCGCTGAACAAATGGCTTGACCAACCAGAACAGCAGGGTCTATACGCACGCGCGCGAGCCAAGGCGGCGCATAACTTGGCCGAACAAGCGATAGCCATTGCTGATGGCGCAGACAGCGACGGCGACGTGGCGCGCGACCGGCTGCGGGTGGACACGCGCAAGTGGATCGCATCCCGATGGAACGCCAGCGCTTACGCTGACCAGAAAAACGCGCAAGTCATTGTTAATGTTGGGGATTTACATCTATCCGCACTGCGGAATAGGACTATCGATGTCAACGACGTACACGAGGTTGACACTATTGAGTCAAGCAGCTCTCCGAGCTTAGAGGAATAAACCTTTTAAAATCAAGCACTTAGGTTGTGTGCGCCCGGTATTTAGACGCGATCCAAAAATCCGGTTACCTTTGATGACCCCCCGGGGTGGGCCGGTGGGGGGCGGCTGCTGCTGCGGCAGCTGACAGACATCTGGCCCATACCCCCTCCCCCGGCCGTTGTTGCGCCCCCGCAACAAAAAAAATTATTTTTTTATAATACGTTCTGACAGCTTGACACCTTGACGTAGATGTAGAGAATAACAACTGCAGTATTTATTTTTTAATTAATTTTTGGGGGCAACATGAAAACTGAGCAATTTTACTTAGACGAAGCAAAGCAGCACGAGCAGCGCAAATTTGACAGCATCGAGAACTGCGACACCGACGGGTTTGTGTCGCAGTGGGCTTCTGACTTGTGTGCTCGAGAGTCACGCTTGAAGGCGGTCGTTGCGAAGCATAACGGCCGGTATTGGTTCGACGGTTTGTACCACGGCGACCGACGCGTTTTAGCCAAAAAAGTTAACGGACGTTTCGGCGCGTCTTGGTTGCTTCACTCCGACGAGGCCGACCGTTACGGCCGCAAGTTTATTCCTTTCGCTGGTCACGGCCGTAAAAGTAACGTTCAGAAAAAGTTGGGTTTGACCGAGCGCAGAGAGTTGGCAGCTGCGTGGGTGGCTATGCAGGGCGGGACGTGCCAGACACACGCCCGGCCGGTTGCATTTCGTACGGGCTGCAAGTGGGGCTCTGACGCTGACTTAATTGAATCTTAATAGGGGGACGACATGAACAAATTTAATTATCACGGAACATTCGACTGCCGCTGGTGCGGCAGACACACCCGGGACACTGAACACGAAAACGGCGAGGTTCAGTTGTGCCCACATTGCTATCAGCTGTCTGAGTTTGACAACATGATCTGCGACGGCGACGAGTTGAGCACCGCGCAGCAGAACACTGCGCTAGTCGTCGCGAGAGACCTCGAGACGAAATGCGAGCACAACGCGGCTGACCTTTTCCCATTCTTATCTGAACTTAAGGGGGCGTAACATGACGCATACATCTACTCTCACCGCCAATCCTAATTTCCCTACAAGCTTCAATAAATTCATCAAGCGCGTTAACGAAATTAAATTTATTAAGCAGGGCTATAGCGCAGCACAAATTCAAGAAATCTTTGAGTGGGCGGCTTTGTGCAGTACCAAATTAAAAAATTCGGAATCTGGCGCAGGGTCTTTTGACGAGTACGAGCAAGAGCAAAAAAATGACCCAAGACAAAAATGGCAGTTCGTCCCTTACCTACGGGGCGACAGACTTATTCTTAACATTCGCAGGGGGGCATAAAATGAAAAAAGAAAAAGAGTTAAATCAAGAATCCGAGCCACGGTGGCGCGCACCAGACCATTGGCGCTTAAGCGAATGGGAGCAGGACAAGTTTCACGAAACCCGAATGTTTATGGCCGCGCAAATTGGGCAACGGAATTTTTGGGAAAAAGAGCCCGAGTAATTTTTCGATTATGCAAATTGAGATCATTGAAGACGGCAAGTCGGTTCAGTACAGCACTAAACGCTGGATCGACATCTATCTAGCCCATAGACGCCTCACAGACCTTCAGGACGTTGCTGACGGCGCTGTAGGCGTGTGGCTGGATGGTAAGCCGTCTGATGTGGCTAAAGCGCTCTCAGCGGCCTCTGAGTGGCTCTCAGAGCGTGACCGCAAGGATAGAGAGGAACGTAAACGGCTTAACAGCAAAAAGCGCCCGTTGCGTTTAGAGGATGTGTGGAACAGGAGAATTAAGTAATGACGACTTACGGTTACATACGGGTGTCGACTGACGAGCAGATTGACGGCACGAGTCTAGACGATCAGCGCCGCCAGATAACAGGCAACGCGTTATCTCACGATCTCGAAATCGATGAGTGGATTGAGGACGGGGGTGTTTCGGGCGCAGAGGCATTCTTTGACCGGCTGGGCCGTCACGGTGTCAGGCTGGTCGATGGCGATACGATTATTGTTGCGAAGCTGGACAGGTTTAGCCGTGACGCGGCTGACGCGCTGTCGACCATTCGCGAGCTGGGCCGGTTGAATGCGCGTTTGATTATTAACGGGCATGGCGACGTGATGGACGAGACGAACGTCGTTGGCCGGTTGATGCTGGAAGTTATGGCGGTGTTTGCTGGCCATGAGCGCCGGGTGATTAAGGCACGGCAAAAAGACGGACAGAGAGCGAAGCGAGCGCGGGGTGGTCATATTGGTGGCAGCGCGCCGTTTGGGTTTCGTGTTGAGGGTTCTGGTAAGTCTGCGGTGTTGGTTGCGGACAAAGAGCAGCAAGACGCGATTGTCACGATGAAAAGTTTGCGCGACGACGGGATGAGTTTCCGGCGCATATCAAAAGTGATTGAAACGCAGTATGGGTTTACAATATCGCACGAGGCAGTCCGACGTGCGGTAGGAGTTATATGACAACGATAGCGACGAACGGGAAAGTGATTGCGGCAGATAGCCGTATAACGGGTGACTACATCGACAGTCACCCGAAATTATTTCAGATAGGCGATAGTGTGTTTGGGATCGCTGGAATGATGACGCGGGTTTTAAAAGTCATTGATTGGTTGTCGATGGGCTGTCCAGAATCAAACAAGCCTGACGTTAACGACGACGGGTTCACTTTGTTGCAAGTTTGTTCTGAAGGGATTTTTTATTGGGACGGAAATTTACGGCCGGTGCAGATGCGTGGGCCGTATGCGGCGATTGGTTCAGGGTCACAATACGCGATGGGCGCAATGCACGCTGGTAAGAACCCGCGCCGTGCGGTTGAGATTTGTTGTGAACTTGACGAGTCGACAGCGCCGCCGATCGTTGTAATGAGAGTGCCGCGTTAGCGGCGTTTGTTGATTAGCGAGAAAAGCGTGGCGACCTTTTCTTCGAGGACTTTTATTTTGACGTTTACTTCAGCGCGAAACGCCACACCAATCGCGCCGACTGCGATGAGCGCGGATAAGATTGGCCAAAGTTCTAAGAAGGTTTCCATGTCGCATATATAGAATTTTTAGACGAATTATAAATTGATAACCCACTATGGAAAATGAAAATCCCTTTATAGATTTTTTAGACAGGTACGGAAAAAAGCCGGTTCTGTTTGTGACCGAAGTTCTTGGTGTTAAACCAGACAAATGGCAGACAGAATTTTTGAACGCGATTGCTAAAGGCCACAGGCGCATTAGCGTTCGTTCGGGTCACGGTGTCGGCAAGTCAACTGCGGCCTCATGGGCGATGCTTTGGTATATGCTGACCCGCTACCCGGTAAAAGTTGTGGTGACCGCTCCGACGTCCAGTCAGTTGTACGACGCACTTTTTGCCGAACTGAAGCGCTGGGTCAAAGAATTACCCGACGCGCTTAATCAGCTGCTCGAAGTTAAGTCAGAACGTATCGAGCTCAAGTCGTCGCCAACCGA